CAATGCAGGAGCAATCCTGCGTTGAGCCGAAAAGTGGGAGTAAGTAGTGTTAGCTACCGCTCCCGCAGGTCCGATTAGAGCTTCCGACAGAGGAACTCCCCGAATAACGCAAACTTGGTTATCAAGTCTCCCACGGTACAATTCCATCAACCGGTCACAGCTTACGCTGGACGGTACATGACGGTAAATACCAGGAGGACAAGGTTTCCAAAATTTACGAAGTCGGGAAGCAACTTGAGCGGGTGTAACTTGGAATTCCTTCGAAGGATCGACCCCCATCATGAACGTAAAGTCTCGCGACCTCAGTTCGATGGCGGTTTCCTCCAGATCAGGGACCTTACGGTCCAAGATCGGGAACCCATCATACACCTTATCAAGAAGCTTCGATCGAGAATCTAGAATGTGGAAGGTAGTCATGAAGTCAATCACCGATTCCTCGGCGAGTGACCTCCACTTACCTCCACCTGAAGAAGACCAGATGCGATCAAAGGTCGAAAGGTCATGTGGGTTCCCCCACAGGATCTGACGACCAATCGCGAGTCTGGCCTTCAACGGAGCTAGTTTCTTGATCGGAGTCCCTCGTTTACTGGGAACTAACCCGAAACCACCGAGAGATTGAGGAACCTCTGGCAGAAATCCTCTCTGGTACGCCCAGGCCTTTAGGCCCGGATGTATAGAGAAGGAGATTTGCCGGATGAGCTTCCAAAACCTCGGATGGTCTTGGGTTAAGGTCGTTAGGACAGGTCCAATCACCATCCACCAAGGACGGAGAGTCGGGTCACCCGGGCAATGCCCGGGTACACCGACTAATCCGCGAAGGGGAAAGGCGATATCACCTGAACTAAGGACCAGCCTCTCACGTTCCACAAGTGAGGACGTCTGACGAACTCGCGCTTTATAAGTAGTACCTCTCTTGAAAGAGACCTGAGCATAGCTCAAAGGCCCAATCAAAGGGACGGTAAACGATTTAAGCACAAGCGAGTCGTAAGTCTTCACACGGGGACGATCGAATTTGACACGTTTCACCGAGAAAATTTCCTCAGTGAAAATGCCAAAGGTCCGTGACTCCAAATGCTTAGACTTGTTAGAAAAGATCATACCTGTTACCAGGATGTTCCTTTCATATAAGGCCCTAAGATTCGGAGTTACGAAACCTAATAGATCGTCTCCGCAAATGCGGAACGGGGAGGCGCCCCAGTATGTCGGATCGGTCTTCCGTACACGTTCAACTGCGGAGTCGAAGGCCCACAAGTTCGCAAGACAAAGGAAGAACCAAGTTAAAGGCAACCCCATAAGGGCGGCCCGCTTGGAAACAAACTTCGTCTTGTCCGGGTAGCTGATTTCCATCTCAGAAATGAGACGGTAACCAATCGCTCGGAATTGATCTTCGATCCCAGCACCATCACAGTAACCAGCCCAGAGAGCGTGTAAACACTCAAAGGAAAGGTTGTCCGTGGCGGCACTGAGGTCGGCAGATAAAATCGAACGTGAGCCGAACACAATCGCAGAGCTAAGCGACGAGAGAACAGTTTCTAGATGTTGCCCCGCGAGCACCTCAGAGATACGACCGTCCTTCTTCAGAGAAGAAAGGACGGTCCGTCTCAGTAGGTGCCCGAGAGCAACCGCGGCTCCAGGAGATTTCGTAACGATACGTGCTTTAAACCCACGTTCTCGTACGACTTCAACTGAGGCCGGTAGAGGTTGAGGCAGTGCCTCAAACATGTCTAGAAG